CTCTTCAAGTTCTGTAATTCTTTCTTCGTTTTTGTTGGTCATGTTATCACCAGTAGGTTGCGGGTCGGGGTTCTCCCATTGCGGCTTCAAGGTCCCAACCCAAGACCTTGAAAATTGGTTGCAGTTTCTTTTCCACCAATTTCTTGATGGTGGCCTTGATGTCAATCTCAAAGCCTTCAAGTTCACTCACATCCCTCCATGTCGCATACTTCGTAGGAGGGAGTCCCAACGGAGCGTGAGACACATAGACATACGGCACGCTGTCTCCAACGGAGAAAGCCTCACCGTCCATGTGAGTGTTGTAGTAGAGCGCGGCTTGGGCCGCGGCAGTCGTGCTTGGAAAGACACCGATGCGCGTTGACTGACTGATGTCCTTCACTTCAAATTCGCCACGCCTCAAAGGAGCGACCATTTTGAGAACAGTCTCGCGCACTTCGGATTCATTACCGCCCTTGCAAATGAGAGTGAGGGCTTCTCGCTCGCTGTTTTTGCTGATGGGAGCAAGGTTGCTTCCCTTCATGAATCGCGCGCTTTTCCATTTGCCTTTGTCGGCTTCGGGGTATGCGACGATGCCAGCGTAGAGGTTCTTGCCAGCAAACAGCCAGTAGGGGATGTAAGCCTCAAGTTCGGCCACCAATGACTTGTTGCCCGTTTGTTCTTGGACAACATCAGTGATACGCGCGGCCAAGGTTTCAGCATCCTCAAGCGGCACTTGAATGAAAGCAGAGTCGGTGAAACCGTAGAGGACATTGTAGCCCATGTTGGTTGCCACCGAGTCAAGAAGTGAAATGCATCGCCGTCCTTCGGAAAGGATGGTCTCAGCAATATCCATGTCAGCCCAGCCATAGCCAGCGTGCGCTGTCATGCCGTATAGTGACGCCATGACGCGCTTAATTGCCGATTGGGTAGTATTCCATGCGGCGCGCTGTTGTTTCGTCTCAGCATCGCGCATGTTCTGTTTACAAACATCACGGTATTCAAACAAATAATCAACGATTTGAGGAAGAACGCCCTTCTCGGATTGGTCCCAATAGGTTCCGTTCTCCAACTTGATGATGTTCTCACCGGGTCCGTCTCGCTTCGTTTCCCATGATAGATTGAACCCAGTCATGAGTGATGGATACAGCCCTTTGTAATCAATGACGGCGACATCCTCATAGAGACCCGGCTCTTTCAAAATGAATTCAGCGCCTTGTAGGTCGCGTCGCTCTGCTTGATACCGAGACGGTGCCTTCTTCTTGGTCCTGCGTGAAATTAAACCGCGCGCAAAATTTGAGACATTTGCCACGGACTTGAGCGATACGCCAGTCAAACGAACCATTTCAACGAAGAAGTCAGTGACATTGCGAGCCTCGTCAATGCCTTGTAGCAGAACGGTGTCAAGCAAACAGTAGTCAACGAATTCATCCCAATACTCATACCATCCGTTGTGAACGGTCATGCCTTCAATGTCCTCGGTCAACTTGGAGCCGAGACCGAGTGTTTCAGCAATAGTATTCAACTTGAGGTTGGGTAGTTGACCGCCGCCGCTGTCCTTCCAAACACGCTCAAAGCCGGTGCCGCTCCCTTCGGGTGCCGCGGTATCAAATTGCCAGCGTCCAGCAATAGGTTGGTCGTCGTATCGGTAGCGTTGCCCTTTCTTCGGATAGCGAATGATGCCAAGAGGACTCAACTTGGACGAGCCTCCCTTACCGTAGATATGGTCAAGGCGTTCAATCATGTGAGGTATGTCAAAGAAGGTTCCCGCATGAGCAATCATCATGTCGGGGTTGCGTGCCTGTAAAAACTCAATGAAGCCATCATACATTTCGTTTTCCGAAGTGTAGAGTCGTAGTTGGTATTCTGTATCGCGCACACTTCTGTCCCAAAGACCCGCTTGGGCATGAGGTAATGAGCAATTGGTTCGCTCATCAGCCCACGCAAAGACGACGGGTGTGTCAAGGTCGGAGTCAATGACGGCGATGACAGTTGTGAATTTGTCATCACCGGTGTTGCACTCAATGTCATACCACCATTTGCGCGGCTTCCACTTTGGCATCGTAGAGAATTCGTCAATGATATACTGGTCCACCACATCAACATCGCCTTCGTAAGTTCGGGAAAACATTTCGCGCATTCCTTTCTTGTCCCACGGATTGTTTGCGTAGACCTTCCAAAGAGGCGTCCCGTCAATCGCTTCGTAGGTTTCATCGTAATCAATTGACGAACCGGGATACGCGCGGAGCATATGTCGGATACGGAATTCCGGTGTTCCAACGGGTATGAACATGTAGGGATGCCAATCGTGTGTCTCCTGTTCAATGAGCATTCCGTTCTGTCGGTATCGGTAATAGAGAGTAGGTGCTTCATCGTCATGATAGATAGCGTCAACAATCATCAGTATTCACCCGCCCTTCGTTCGGCAAGTAGGGACTTGACTTCATCAGCACACTCTTTGCATAGGTTTGTGAGGTCATCAACATCCTCACCTAAGCACATTGGACACTTACCCCATTTTTGATTGAAAAGGTAGTTGTCCTTATCGCAATCCTTGCAGTAGTAAACATTGTATTCTTTCTCAGTCCCACCGTCAAATATCTTATCCTTCTCGTCAAACACGCGAGGACATACTTTGCATCTGCTGAAACGGTTTACATCTTCGGTCATTGGTCTACCCCCTCTTGGTGCTTGAGGATGAGAAGCGTCGGTGTTGTTTCGGACTCAATCACAAATGCGCTCTTGTCTCCCATGTGGACGATGCAGTCGCCGGAGGGGACAAGCGAGAACAACTTGGGAGCATGAGAACCAAAGGTGGCTTCGCAAAATCCCTTGAAGTCTGTGTCAATGTCAGCCTGCCGACTCATGCGGGAACCTCGCTTGGTCCCAGCCGTGATGGTGAGTTGTCCGTCATCAACAGTGATTCGGACAGGCGCGTCCTTACCGACAACTTTTGACATGCTTTCCAATCCCTTGAACGATTCCATCGTAGAAGTCCCATGACATTGCAGATTCGCGCGACCAAGAGTTGACCACTGATTCTCCGTTGCGCCTTTGATTGCAATCGTAGCGCGAGGAACCGTGCTGTTGGAAATGATGTCGGAGTAGGTCGGAGTGCTGTATTCGTTGTTCCCGTTCTTGATTGTCAGTTGCGAACCAACATGACGAATGGTCGTCGTTGGTTCCTTTGATGCTTTGAGGAATGCCACCACTTTGTGAACATCGGGAATGAGGATGACGCCAGCATGATAGGTGCTGTCGTTCACCATTGCCAACGGGCATGACTTCCGGCAGAAGTGCGTAGAGATGTCAACCGCGCCGATGAGTTGGAGGTTTTTGATTTCGCAGTGGAGGTCATTGACTCCCTCTCCGAATCCTCCAACGAAAGCGCGCAACATGTCAGTATCAAATGTGCCTTGCGCAAGACTCATTGAGACACCTCTTGACATTTCTTGCAAATTGGAAGCGCGCTATCGTTTCCCAAGCATTCGTAGTTACCGATTGAACCGCATGCTCTTGGCTTGTTCTTTCCTTTGATGTGAATCACCTTCTTACTCATTCTTTCCACCTTCCTTGACGAATCGCAAACAAACACAGTCATGTAAAAAGACAACAACTTCTCCCTCGTGCATGAGCCTTTCTTGGACGACACCTGCACCACAGCATTGTTTACATTGTTTGTCGGGCTTTCTTTCCCATTTGTAGAAAATGCAATCGCAGGGTTCAATGATGAATTCAACATCCACACACTCGCCCCATTCATACACGGGTTGCTCACCGATGATTTCCCCCGTGCCTGCACATTTGATGCAAGCAGGGTTTGCTTCGTATCGGGGTGCGTCTTCTTCACTGACCGGCTCGCCTTTGTTGTGGGCCGGTTGACCTGTTCGTTTCCAGTCGGCCATCACATGTCACCTTCTCGGATTTCGGGAAGTCCAAACCATTGCAGGGATTCGTCTTTCTTTGTCACCATGATGGTGCGTCGCTGGTCAAGGAGGTCGGGGTTGGTTTTGCACTTTACAAACTCAACTTCGTAGCGCGTCTCTCCTGTTGGAGAACCGTCTTCACCGCGAACCTTTTTCTTGTGGAAGTAGAGAATTTGGTTGAGGTAGTTGGAGGTGTGCTTTTCCCACGAAGCCTTCTTGCCAATAACGGTGCCGGACTTGTCTTGCAAGTCCTTGAAGTGCGTCTCAAAGTAGACAGCAACACCAAGCGACATCAGTGTGCGAGCAATGGTGGTGAGTTGGTGGAACCGCGTCGTGCGAATCTGCCAGTTGAAACGAAGTCCGACCTGTTCATGAGGCTTGACCTTGGCACCGATACCATCGGGTGCAGTGCCCAAGTCTTCAATGAACATGCAATTCTTCGCCACTTCATCCCACAAGTCAACAGCAGTGATGAGGACCGAATGCAGTCGTGGTTTATCTCCGGGGCGTGCGGCCCAATCAACGAGCGTCTGTCCAATTTTCATGACACGGCGATGCGTGGCAGGGTAGTCAATGGCTTCTCGCGCTTCTCCATCCTCGTCCAGTGTTTCAAACATGACATTGGGGTTGAGACAACGAATGTTTTGTGCGTGGTCTCGGTGGTGGGTGACACGGGTGGTCTGTCCACCGCCGTCAAAGTCCAACACGAAAATGACATCACCGCGCTTCTTCTGTTCGTCGGTCATGCTGTCCAAGACGATGCCGGTTTTACCAACACCTTCCGGCCCAACAAGTCCGCAGAAAATCATGTTGTTGGGGATGGTGTGTCCCGCGCTGACAATCTCGTCCCATACCGATTGGGCTATGGGTTTGACGGCGTGGCTCGTCTTCTCTTCAACCAATGCAACCGGGAGCATTTCACCGGACGCGGGGTCAAAGGTAGGGTTTTCTTCTTGGGCTTCTTTCTTCAAATCGTTAAGGTTTGGCATGTTTTCACTCTCCGTATTGGGTGGTGGATGTGTCGCCGCCTTCACCAGCAGGGATGGCAAGACGGGGGACTGCAAAGACACCGAAGGTCTTGAGGGCAGGTTGTGGACCATCGTCCGTAGCGCGCACACTCAAGCGTCCAAAGGCAATGACCGTGGACTTCACAGCGTAGGGTTTCCAGCCTTCTTCGGTAGCGTATTCAAATGGATGTGCCTCGTCGCCAAGGAGTCCGTGGATGTAGAGAGGGAGGTTCTGTCGTCGTCCGCCGTTGAAGGTGCGCATGAGGTCAAAGGATGAAACGCTCATGGAGTAGTCATGACCAGTTGGGTCCCACTCTGTCTCGCGTGCTTCTTTTCGCATGTCGCTGACCTTGCCTCGGATGAAGACGAGAGGTCCCACGGGGTTGTAGCCGGGGACAATCTCCTGTCGCGTCTCAAAGACTTCGGCGAGTGTTGAGAGGTCCTTGATGTAGGAGTTGAGTCCGGGGACCAACCTGTCCGGTTTGATAACCGAGCGGATGTCTTCATCAACGAAGTCGTTGCCGTAGGTGAGCGCACCGGGGAATGCGTAGGCGTTGTAGGTGTCGGCCCACTCCGGCTTGACATTGGCTTGTTGAGGACGAACCTTTACGGTGCATTCGCTGAACAGTTGTGGAATGAACCAGTCATCCGCGCTCTTCCCTGTGACGGTGATGCGTAGGACTCGTTGGTCGTCCAAGAAAGTTCCCTTGTCGTTGCCGAGGAAGTAGTAGGTGCGTTGCCATCGGTAAGGTGTGATGGGTTCACCGTAGCGCGACCACTGAGAGTTGTTTTGTAAGACGGCGATGGAAAGACCATGCTCCTCACACAAGAACCACGGCTTTGAATCCGCAGACTCCTCGGTTGCAACACTCCCGTCCTTCTTCTCAAGCATCCAAACACCGTTCTCAGTGTAGGCGCGTGCGACAAGTCCCTGTTGAATGGCATCGTCCATGTCGTTCAATGCGGCTTGGATGGCAGGAACGCGCTTGCGCTCTTGTCCGTCTCGGCACTTGGGGTCAATCCCGACAAAGTATCCGACAAGTTCGGTTGCGTTGTTCGTTCCTCCGCTCATGACGCGTCGCTCAACCACGAAGGCTTCGGCGGCATCAATCATGAAGTCGTCATCTTCTTCGCTTGGGTCAGCGGAAAGTTCGGTCTTGAGGTAGGTAAAGAAGTCCGCGGTTGCGTCGTCAAGCGACTTTCCGTTCTTCTCGGCCCACCACTTGAGGCGTTCCTCCACTTCCGGGTGTAGTCCGGCGTTGGTTTGTTCGTTGTTTTCGGCTTCGTTTTGGTTTAGGTTTGGCATTTTTAGTCCTCCTTATTTTTTTGGTCTTCGTTGTAGAGAGTCGCCACGAAGTAGTCCACAAAGGACTCATGCGATAGGCTCCACTCGTGCATTCGTAACACGAAATCACCCCATACAGCGAAGAAGGCATATAAACTTTGGGAACTCATTCCCACAGATTTGACATGTTCGTGAATCCGAGACATCACATAGTGTAGATTGCCTCCGTCACGAATCATTTGCGACATTGTTTTGTGTGCGTCTTCCCAATCGCCAGCGGCGAAAGAAAGAGCGAGTGAATCAAAATTCGTTTGGTCGTCATTGAGTGTCTTCCCGCTCGCGATGTGAATCCCGATGGCGCGAAGGTCCCCACCAAATCGTGAATGCAGTGCCTCGGCACTGTCCTGTGCAACAACACCTTCTTCTTTCATGAGAAGTTGAAGATACGCGCGCACCTGTTTTACAGAATACGGCTTGAAGTTGAACGACACGCACCGTGATTTGATGGCGGGGATGATTTTGCTGTGGTCGTTGCAGGTGAGAATCCACCAGCATGTGCTTCTCTCCATGATTCGCTTCAAGGAATCCTGCGCTTGCTTGGTGAGACCGTCAGCCTCGTCAAGTAAAATCAGTCTCCCCCCATCCCAAATGCTGGATGCGTAAGCGGTTTCTTTCAATTTGCTTCTCACGAAATCAATACCCCGCTCGTCGGATGCGTTGTATTCTACGATGTCAAGACCGAGATAATTCCCGATGATGTAGGCGGCTGTTGTTTTTCCAAGCCCCGGTTTCCCGTTGAACAGGAGACATTGGGGGCTATCAGCGTTCCACTCGTCAAGGTAGAACATCGGCAGGTCGGGGTCGTCGTTTCCGACGAAGGCGTTTGGCGTTTGCGGCAGTAGCGGCATGAGGTTATCTGTATATACCGCGTCCATTTATATACCCCCC